TTCTTTAATAGATTCATTATCGAAATAATATTTAGGGCTTTTACTTAATAAAAAAATATATTCATGCGCCTTTGTGCATCTATCTTTTACACTTTCTGGCATAGGATTTGGTTTATGCCAAATAATATCTTGTCTTAAATACCAACCATCTTCTTGTAAAGCTAATGCCACACGCCAAGGAATACCAATTAAATCTTTATTTTTTAAGCCTGCTGCTTTTAATTTTTTAGTATTTCTACTAACAGACCTGCCTTTTTCTATAACATGAGCAACCTCTGATTGCATCCCTTTGGCTAAACTTTGTGGCGTGCTTTTGCAATCTTTGTGAGATGAGTATGTATCGCCAAGATTTAGCCATACAGTTCCGTCATCACGCAACACTCTTTTTACCTCTCTAAATACTTTAACCAAGTTCTCAACAAATTCTTCTGGCGTATCTTCTAATCCAAGCTGATCTGTTTCTCCATAGTCACGCAAACCCCAATAAGGTGGTGAGGTAATACAAGTATTAATAGATTTATCATCTAATTTTTGTAATGTTTCTATGCAGTCTCCTTGCAATATATTTATATTCATAATCTCCTCCTAAAAATGTATGTCATATTCTGTTCTTGGCATAGAGTCTATTGGCTCTAAAACTCCGTCTTTTCTTATTAATGTTTGCACCCCGTAATCCACATTACCAGAGTTAGATTTCACTAAGGCCGCCTTGACCACACTTAGTCTATCGTAAGGTATATTTGCTTGTTCACAGAGTTCTTCTGCGTCTGATTCACTTGGTATCCACATACTTATTGCAAACCTAACTGAGTCTGTAATTGATGATGCTCCTCTTATGTCAGCTTTGTGTGAATAAGGATCATCACTATCGTTAGTAATGGATTGTTTATTTATATGGTGGGTAGTAAGAGTAGTACAACCAATGTTAGCACTAATCATAGCGCAGTAAGATCCCCACAACTGTCCAGCTTCATTACTTTGTGACACGCTAGCAGTTGTAAAGGCTTGTAGTGGATCAAAAGCAACTAATTTTAAGTTATCTATGGTTTTTAATTCTTCTACTATCTCTTGTGCTTGTTCGGTAATGCCTTCTTCTTTTAATAATATCAATGGCTCTTTTTGATCTGGTACGGGGAATACATAGACATCGTTGTTGTGTTTAAAACGCTCGCCTTTTGGATCTAATAACTCAATCCTATGATGTATCTCAGTTAAATCATCTTCAGCACAAAATATAACACTACTACCATTCTCTTTTATTGGTTTACCCCACCAAGTACCACCTTTTGCAATAGAGATAGCTAACTGTATCAATGATAATGATTTACCCACGCCACCAGAACTGGCTAAGATACCTGGTTTTGCTAATGGTATGAAAGAATCAACCAAAAACTTTTGTGGCTCTGGCTTTTCTATTAGATTACGAATGGCATACTTTTTAATATTGTATTTAGATTCAGTAAGCTCCAATCTAACCTTATCTAAACCATGTTTTAAATATAAATCGTTGTAATCTCCTATCTCGCTCGGCAAACGCACGCTCGCATTAGAGACCGCCCTTACGCACTCTTGCGCCTTCTTCTCTCCTACGCCAGACTCATCATTGTCTAACGCAATTATTATTCTAGCACCTGTGAGCTTGCGTAAATTAAGGGCAAATTGCAAACAGAAGTTTGCAGAGAAAACGCAAGCCACAGGAATTTTGGTAGCCTCATAAATAGTTGCAGAGGTAGAATAACCCTCAGCAATTATTATTTTGTCTAAGTTAGGTAAGTCTTTTATCTCAGCTCCAACCAAAAATAAATTACCTTTTATCTCAGACTCAGAGGCAAATCTTTTTTCGCCATTTTTATTAATATATTGTAGTGATCTAATCGCACCTGTTATAGAATACACAGGCACGACCAACAGGTCTTTATGTTGCTTTAAACCATAACTTTTAACCTTTTTATTTGTGAGATATTCATGTTCAAAAACTTTTGTGTAAGACTCAAATCTAGCTTTTACTTTGTCAGCCATTTCATTGTGCCTTTGTTTTTTAGTTTCATTAGCCCTGTCTTTAGCCTCTTGCAACTTTCTTTGTAAATCCTCGCGTTCAGCATTAGACATAGTATAAGAATTAACGCTTGACCAACGCCCTTCAAACCCTGTTTTCCAATTACCATAAACAGCAAAGTAATTACCGTTTACTTCATTAACCACATAGAAACCAGATTTTTGTCCACCGCTATCAGCTTTCACGCCAGCAAGCTCGTTTACTGGTACTCTTACTATCTCCCCTGTTATTTGTAAATAATCAATACGCAAGCCTTGTGCTTGCATCTCGTTAATTAAATCGTTTGTATCTTTGCCCTTTTGTTCCAGATTATTTTCTTCTGGAAAGTATTTCCTCAGATCCATGTTTTGCCCTTTCATCATCTTGTTTGGCTACTGCGTTAGCCCAATTTAAATATTCTCTCACAATAGAACTAAACACACGCTTTCTTTTTTCTCTATTCCATTCGTGTAATGCTCTATGGTGTTCCTCTCTTGATAACTTTAAATAGATATCTTTAGTTTGCGTGATAGCATATTCAACACCCTCGTCATTGAGTTGTGCCTTGTTAGGTAATCGTTCATTTGTTCTTAGTTTTTCTAAATGTTCCATACTACAAGCTCCTAAATATGCTACCCCGTCAAAGTGTAAGTATGGCCCACATGGATTCTTGCAATACGCACACAATGTAGGCCGATACTTTTCCTTAAAATGGCATTTCATCATCTTCGAGAGTCGACTCCTGCTTTTTTGGTGCTGGTGTCGGTGCTTTCGAGCTAACTGGTTTCCAGTTCTTACCAAAGTTTTCATCTATTTCTAGGTACTTATCATCTTTGTCATACCTAACTGGTGCTTGAACTGACTTATCCATAAAGTCATCTGGGTGCGTAATTTTATATACACCCATAGCAGATGCCATTTTTTTAAGAGAGCTTCTACCTCGTCTTACATTATCTTCGTTGTCGTGTTCGACACAAAAAGCATGACCGACTTGGCGATTGCTGTCTCCTATAGTAAAAAGAATCTTCAACGCCTTCCAATTATTTTTACCATTTAATTCTTGATACCCCGCAAAATGTAAATCATATATACCTGGTTCAAGTTTTGGTGCTGACTCTAAATCAGAACCTAAATCATCAAAATCATAATTTGATAAATCCATTTTTTTCTCCTTATATTAATTAACCTGGATCATAAGACGAGTAAGTATCTAAATACTCACACAAATCTTCGCAATCCCTTTTTAAATCAGCGAGCCTGTCATGCGTTTCGATAGGATAAGAACCACAATCAAAAGTAACTCTAATCATCAGTTGGTCAATTCTATCTTTGACTCTTTCAAGATCTCGCTGTACCACATCAGTTTCAGGTAATAAACTCACTTCAACATAGCCTCACGAATAGCTGACCATTCCATTGGCAATTCGTCTGGTAAGTTATATCTGTTTTTTGCAAGATAGGCTGGATCATTATTGGTATAGATAATTCTATCGCCAGATACAGTCTTAGTAGTCATACCACTTTTACCTTGCACCTTAATAGTTCCTAGTTTTTTAGCCGCAAAAAAGCACGCATCAGAATGTTCTAATAACAATGCCGCAGCTTTTTTATGTAGCTTAAGACTAAATCTATCGTAAGCCTCAATTCTAGGATCTTCCACTTTTCTAACATCACTATGACATATTTGAAATATCATCATACCTTTATCTCTAAGTGTATTAAGTTTTTCTACATAGCTACCCCAATATCTAAGGGTTTCTGCATAGCCTTTTCCGTAACTTGGTTGATCGATTGATTGCCAATTATTATCAGCACAAACCTTTTCCCAAAGTAATCGTTCAAACCAATCAAGTGAGTCTACACAAACTGTCTTATAATCATGTTCCTCAGTTGCAAGTTCGTCTAGGTTGCTCATTACATCAGCATAAGATTTACATGGGATATGATCCATTTCAATCTTACCTAAACCATCTTCAACATCTAACATGATTGGGTTTTTAGTTTGTGAAGCCAAGTACGTTTTACCAACAGCAGCTTCTCCATGCACGATTATTCGTGGTGGTTTCTGCTTAGTTTTCTTTCGTATATCAGCTAGACTCATTTAGCCACCTCTACTTTTGATTCACTCTCAACTGCTTCTTGCAATCTTCGTGAATACTCAACCCGTAGAATATCTAACTTTTCTACTTCAAAATTAGCATTGGCAACAAAATCATTTTTTTGTCGTTCAACCATTGCTAACTTGTTATAAAGTAACTTTTGCTCATCATTGAGATCGTCAAGATTATATTCTGTACCACCCTCTTCAAAGCTAAAAGTAATCGGCTCTTTACTTTCCGTCATTATCTTCTCCTTTATTATATTGTTTATATAAATCGCAGATGCTTCTTGCGTTACACCAACGACAATGATCCCCATATACATATACAGGGTTTTCTTCAAGACAAGCATCAACGCTTGGCTTTAGAAAATCGTATGCCCAATTAACCAAAAACTCAGCACTTGTTGTCCAAGTTTTAATTGGTCCACCACCCCAAGTTGCGCGTGGTTGGACAATAGTAATCTCAACTTCTGTATCTTCGTTACCATATCTTGATAATGCACCTATCGCATAGATCATGGCTTGTTTATTATGCTCTGGACTTACAGGGTATTTACCTGTTTTTAAATCAATCACGCACATCTTATGTGGTGTAATGATTAGCGCATCTGCATAACCATATAAATCTTCTGATATCTCTTGTAATCTAACTTTCTGCTCTACTAATAATTTGCCATTTAATCTTTTTGCTCTGTCTTGCACATAATCTACATAGATTTTTGCACAATCAATCATGTCTTGGTCTACTATAATTTCAAAATCTTCAACGAGTTCTGTCTTGCCTAACCAGTAATCTTCAAGTGTCACATCAACTAAGAATCCCTTTAAGAGTTGTTCTGTCATACTGTGAATCAAAGTACCAACTGCTGCTGGTAAACCAACTTGATAATCAACCTTAGCTGCAAGTGTCGGCATAGCTGGACATTTAGTCCACTTATCTGCTGATGATGGACTAAGTAACGCGTGCTTCATTTGATACCCTTGATCTTTCTTCCCACTTTTTGATTTCGTTTAAGTCATACAAAACTTTTCCATTAGGCCCACTTGGTTGTATATAAGAAGGCCCTTTGTTTTTTAATCTTAAGTTGTGAATTGATCGGGCATCCATGCGCCAGCGTTCTGCTAGTTGTTTGGTATCAATAAATATTGTATCTTCGGTATTCATTTTTCTCCCTTTTTATTAATATTTATGTGATAATATACTTAAAGTTACATATAAACAAGTATATATTTAAAAAAAGGAGTAAAAAAATGAGTATAGATGATATGAAACCAGATGAGTGGGATAAAGTAAGTAACATAAAACCAGATATGGTAAACAAGCCTAAACACTATCAAGGTATTGTTGAATGTATAGACCTTATTAGAGATAGGTTAGGCTCAAAAGGATACGAAGCATATCTTGAAGGTAATATTTGGAAATACTTATACAGACATAAGGATAAAGAAGAGAACATTCAAGATTTAAAAAAATGCCAATGGTATCTAAATGAACTAATAAGGTATCGAGAAGAACTCTGATACTTTATTAAGGAGATGAATATGAAACTTTCTGAATTTGATGATGTTATTGAAAAAGAAAGAAAT